AACTTTTCATAGATTGCATCACGTGTTCCATTTCACTACGAACAATGGTTTCTACTTGATCATCAATTAAATCTACTTTCATATACCATCCTTATACAGTTGCTCAACCTTCTCCATCAAAACAGCAAATTCTTGCATGTTCTTTGAAGTCATAATCTGTTTGATCTCAACCTCCAGAGACTCCTCATCAAAACCCTTGATCCTACCTATTAATAAATCAGGTACCTCATCATCGTAGATTTCAAATTCAGTTGGAATGATCTTCATCTTCTGGCTCCCAGTGTTCACACCTACAGACATACCGATCTAGTGAGTGGCTTGCATTACGATCAAACCCATGTGGTGCATCGGGGTGTGTCTTGCAGGGTACTTGTTCTTCAATCTCAATCTCTTCAGGAATGTCTAACCTCTTAGCAAACTCAAGCACCTCTTCAAGTCCTGCGTTACCATCAATGAAGTAATGCCGAGGTGTTTCATTATCAATGTAGTTTAGTAGTCCCACATCCAATGCAAGTTTGATTACAGTTTCTTCGTTCATTCCTCTATCTCCACACCATATTCACTGGGTGTCATGTACTGCTTAAGCAAGGTCTTACACGCCCTAGCAATTTCATCTGCCTCTTCTGCAAAAGCAAGTTCACCTGTGTATTCCCAGTAGCAATTCAGTAATAGGTCTACAAAGATACGATCTGCTTGATCGTCATCTACTTGAATATAAAGTTCCATTAGTGTGTCTCCAAATATTTAACTGCTTTCTGTAATGTTTCCAAACTATCACCGAGCATACCTAATCCTCTGTTGCATTCTCTACAAAGGACGCCTCTAAATTTCATTGTGTCGTGACAGTGATCATAGACAAGATTTTCTTTTGATCCACATATCTGACAAGAATCTGAGGTTGCCATACAAGAGTTATATTCTTCTACAGTAATTCCATATCTGTGTTTGAATCTATGTTTAGCTTTCCATTCTCTGCTTTTACTAGTCCATTTTTTGTTTTGACAGGTCTTACAAACATTGGCTCTTCCATATTTGGATTGAGAATTTCTAGTAAATAATTCTAGATCTTCTTCCGTGTGTGCCTCAAGTCCGCATTCGTTACAAGTCCTTAATGCCATTGGGATTCCCTCCTTTAGTTAATGTGTTCGTAATTGTAACACACTAATGAGTCTGGGACCAGTTATCACCAACGGAATAACTTCCATCCATTGGACAGCGTAGCCCTAGGGATTGCTCAGTCATACGAATACTCTGTACTACCTGTTGTCCAAAGGCATGAGCATCTTCTTCATGAACCTCAGCCTGAATCTCATCGTGAATATTACCAACCAACTTATACCGTAGCTGACAATTATCCACGAGATGAACCAATGCCTGCTTCATAACCACTGCACCTGCCGATTGAAGTAGTGTATTCAGTGCCGAGTGTGCTGATCGGATGTGGAGTTTCCGTCCATCCAATCCTTTAAGCCATCCACGTTGCCGCACTGTATCATCAACTCGTTGTCTAAGTCCTGCCAGTGCAGGAGTATTGCCAAGGAACCTATCCTTAAGCACTCGTCCATCACTGCTAGATCCTCCGACAATGCTTCCGATTTTTGCGTCACCTGCTCCGTACAAGAAGGCATAGATGAAAGTCTTTGCCTTATCTCGTGTATCAAGTCCAGCAGCAATTTGGTTTGCCGTGTGAACATCTCCGTTGAGGATTTCATTGGTGTAGTCCTTGTCGTTCATGTAATGTGCAAGCATACGCAATTCAAGTTGAGCAGCATCGGCACCGACTAACTTGTAACCAGCCGGTACAGTGAATAAGCTACGCATCTCTTTACCATAAGGACTGTAACCTGCAGGTACTTGTGCTAAGTTAGGGTCTGAGTGTGTCATACGTCCAGTAATAGCACCGTTGGTATTGACTCGTCCATGCAGTCTACCATCGTCCTTTAGATTATCAAGCCAATTGTTGAGCATACCAACTCGTTTCTGTAACAATAAGTATTCGTTAATTAACTTAGCTTCTGGAATGTCCACGCCATCCAATGTGGATTCATCAACAATCGGATTACCTTTCTCAGTGAAGCGGGTAGGGGTCCAGCCTTTCAGAGATAGTCTCTCTGCAATCTGCTTTCTACTGCCCAAGTTAAAAGGAACCCAAGTAATGACCGAGCACCAACCAGTATCAATCCCGTCCAAGCTGAGATCTGACCAAACTGCACTAGAATCACCATCAACAAAACCCAACCCAACTCTCTTGATTTGACCTGATTGGGTGTAGCTTGGGCGAAACTCTCTGCTAAATCTCGCCATAGGTTTCCATTCATTGTGAATCTCCATTTCAATATTAGTCATTTGGGTGCGTAGATTGGACAAGAGTTTCACCGCATCCTGTTCATTGAATAACCAACCGTTCTTGGTCTGGTTAGTAATAATACCAGCCACTCGGTGCTCTAACTCTACGCACTGGGGACTGAATTCCTTCTTCATCAGCTTGGTCAGTTCCCTGTATACACGTTGTGTTACTTCCACATCCTGCTTGCAGTAGGCCAGCATCTCCGGACTGAACATACTCCAATCGGTGTGCTCCCCCTTCGGAAACCCTAACCGTGATCCCCAATTCCGCAAGCTGTGGCCGCCTTCTTGTGCAGGATCTGCAAGACGGGAAAGCACCAGCGTATCTACAATCGGTCCAGTGTGTGTGTAATTCCATACCTTCTCCAATGCAGGGAGATCGTAGCCTATGATGTTATGGCCTATAAGTCTATGTCCAGCCACAAGTCCAGCAAAAGCGTCACGGTCATTACCACGAAACTCATGTACAGTATTAGTTTGATCATCCTTAACTACCACGCAATGTATTGTTGTTGGGTTGAATCCATCACTTTCTAAATCAAAAATCAGATCCTTCATCATCCGGCCTCTGTGTTTCGTGCATACGTCCAGTTAGTTTATCGTACTTGAGCCAGCAGGCAGGTCCTGTCAGTCCAGTGAATCGGTTTTTAATTACACGAATTAAAGTTGTGTTCCGCCGTTCCTCATCCTCATGTTGTTGATCTCGTTCCAAACCGAGAACAATATCCGATAGCTGAGCAATAGCGTGACTGCCACGCAACTGATTAAGGGAGACTTCTGCCCCACGTTCATGTCCCTTATCCCCGGTCGGTCTGCGTAGATGTGACACTAGGAACATACCGACCCCAGTTTCCTGCACCAGTGTACGCAGGCTGGTCATTAGTCGGTCAATCAACTGTCGTTCATTGTCCCCTTCCATGCCTGACACCACGATTGAAATATGATCAATAATAATCCACTTACAATCCAATGCCTTTGCCATGTAGCGGACACGGTTTAATAGGTTCTCTTCGGCAGTCGATCCGAAGTGGTCGTACAGGAACACTCGCCCAGTGCCCAACGTGTTATCAAAATACTGTCGTTTCTCTTCGTCCGAGACAACCGTATCGGGAAGGTGGAGCAACTGGTTTGCTTCCACTGACATGATGCCAAGTGCAGTTCTTTTGGTTGACTCTTCAAGTGCAAGTATCCCTATGTTGTCATCGGTAGTCCGTAGTAAGTGATGTTCCAACTCACGCATGATACTGGACTTGCCCATGCCCGAGCCTGATGTGATGGTTACAAGTTCCTGTTGGCGGAAACCATAGGTGTAGGTATTTAGGCAAGCCCACGGGTAATCCACTGACTTGATGTTCTCATCCCGAACAATATCATCCCAAAGATTCTTAGCATTAATGATGCCATCGGGTGTGTATTCCTTGGCCTTCCACCATAGGTCCATGAACTCACCGGTTTTTCCGGATTGTAGGTACTCCCCTGCATCCTTCAATTCAAGATTGACAATCAGGACCTTCCCCGGACTGAACAATTGAGCCACTTGTTTGGCCGCTGCCTTCCCCGGTTCATCATTATCAAAACATAGGACCACTTTCTCAAATGAATCCACAAATTCAAATGACTTCTTAATGTCCCGAAGGGCACCGGCTGCACCTGTGCGGATAGATACTGCAGGCCACCGACTGCCCATCATCTGATAGGCTGCTGCTGCATCCTCCTCACCTTCGCATACGGTGAGGTACTTACCACCAGCCTTGAATAGATGTTCACCGAATAAGCAGGCATCATTGGAGTTACCCTCATAGCGGAAGGACTTGTCCTTGATACCCCTGTACTTCAATCCAACCAATGATCCATCCCCATCAAAGTATGGGTAGATTTTGTACTCAGTATTGTTGTTAAAGAAATTAGTGATGCGGTACTTCTTGTTGGTATCCAACGTAGTACCACGGGATACATCCATCTTGGAATCA